CCTGCTACGCAGTAGTACCCTTCGTCACTCAACACCGTACTTAAAAATTGTTTGGTGTCCATCATCATTATCTAGTCCAGATCAAAGAGAGTTACGGGTGCCCGAAGGCACCCGCTTTGATTTAATCGTCAAATTCATCTAGTAAAGAAGCCAAATCTACGTCCGGCTTGGGTGCATCTTGTTTCTTCTTAGAGACTTTAACTTTAGGCTCCTCTACTTCTGCCTCTTCTTCAGCGAACAACGCTGGGGTTTCTGGGGCAGGGCTTGGAACTTTAGCATCAGTTAGTTGTGGAACGCTAGTCACTTCTTTTGGTTTTATAGATAGCGTAACTAATTTTAGCGTGCCTTCGTCCTTCTGAGCTGCTACCGCAAGTCCTAACTCATCTTCAGCTAACACACGGATTGGCTTAAAGCATAGCTTAGGAGTAGAGCTGTCAGTATCGAAACGTAATTCTGTAACTATCGAAGCTAGTGGGGCGTTCTGCGAATCAATTAAACGGGCGTAAGTCTGTAGACCCATTTTCTTTTTATCGTCGCCGAATATACTAGTAGCGGGTAAAGACAACTGGTACACCGCATTAGACTTCAACTTACCATCACTATCGGCCAGCATTATAGCTACACGCTGTTGGTAGCGGCACGCACGAGACTGCCCTTGTCCAGAACCTTTAACATTCTGCGGGCAATCAAAACATGATACTGATTGGCGAGTATCGCTTGGCACGTCACCAGAAGGCTTACCTTCGGCAGAACTTGCAGACCAACAAGACGGAGGATTACTAGCACCTGCCGTGTACTGGCCTTCGTAGTACATGCGCGAAATAGGAGAAGTCTTAACGATAACTATGTTTATCGCCCGTGCTTCAAGCTCACCTACTTCCTGTCCGTTTACCACCTTACGGAATACACCACCACGAATACTCAGACGGTTAGTGCCACCCTGCTTACTACCACCACTAGCGTTAGTATCTGGCTCTAACTGTGCTAGTAGGTCTTTGTATTCGGCGGGCATATTATCAAACAAAGCTAAATCGCTCATAGGTCATCTTCCTCGTTAAAGTTTAGTTCTAGTTCTTGGGTTGTTTGCGTAGCGTCGGGGTTCGGCTCTTCCTGTTTCAGCGCCTCTATCACGGCAGGTATATTAAAGCGGTACGTGTACCCCACTTTTATGTAGGTAGTTTTCGGTATGAACCCCTTGTTTACCCACTGCCTGATAGTGCTTACCTTTACAGAAAGATAGTCGGCCACCTCCTCTACAGGGACGTAACTTTCTAGCTCACTCATTTTTTTCTCCGTACAGTTATCGTGTACTCGTTATCCGCATTCAACCCCGGCGGATGTAGTTCGGGGTTTTCCTCAAGAAACTGCCGCATGTTGCCTTGGCTAATTCGTTTCTCTAGTAGGTCGACCGCTTCGTTGTCCACGATAAACCTACTCATTGCCTCCCAGTCACTCGTCCAAAAACGCTTCTTTTGCGAGCGCCAGAATGTACCAGAAGCGGTCTTTACAGACTCGGTCCCAGTAGCCTTACAATGTTCTAATAGTGCCGCTTTTATCTTGCCTAACTTGGCATCGAGGTCTTTTTCTTTCTCGTTAAACTCAGCAGCTAGCTCTGTCTTCTTGTCTCGAATCTTTACGTACACAGAAACGAGGCGGTCAAGGTCCGTCACAACAGCGTCTGTCATGTCATCATTCTCCAGTTATGGTTATGTTTTATTTAATATAGTGCAGTTTAGCTTATAGTTCAAGTATATCTTGGTATAGATCAATCATTTTTGTGTGCACGTTAATCCGCTGGTCTAACATAGCGTATATGTGCTTCTCCACTTTCGATCCTTGCAGTTGCACTACAGTACACGGGTGCTTTTGACCTGATCTGTGTACGCGCGCGTTAGCTTGGGCGTAGGTTTCTAGCGAAGAAGTTGGTCCCCACCATACGATTGTATTCGCCGCAGTAAGTGTCACGCCGTGCGCAGCAGCTTGCGGTTGTATGATAAGTACTCGAGGGTTGTCAGTTTCTTGGAACTCTTTAAAGATAGCGGTACGTTTTTGTGCCGATACATCTCCGTTAATCACGTCGTTAGTAATACCGTCTTTAGTTAGCTTTTCTTTAAGGATTCCAATGACATGCTTGAACGGTACGAAGATAAGAACCTTTTGGCTAGACTCGTCTATTACTTCACGTAGAACTTTGTACCGATTCTTAATGTCGAACTCTACTGTTTCGCCAGTATCCGTATAAACCGCGCCGCATGAAATTTGCAATAACTTGTTCATGTTAACCGCAGCATTGGCAGAGGTAATTTGTTCTCCGGCGGCAGTAGTCATCATTTGCTTACGCAAGATTTCGTAGTATTTCATTTGCTGCGCAGTTAAGTCTACCTCGCGTTTAACGTAGGTCATGTCCGGTAGGTCTAGGCATTGCTCTTTAGTAAAACGTATTGCAGGTTGTAAGCAGTTATAGACTATCTCGGTAGCGTTAGGTTTTGGTGCCCACTTAAACTGGGTCACCTTGTGCATCACTGCCTCACGAAAAGCGCCGAAGAACCTAGGCACTCCTTTAGGGTTAACTAGTTTTGCTAGTCCGTACGCGTCAACCGGTGACTGCGCGGCAGGTGTGCCCGTCATCAACCACAGCCACGTTTCGGGTTTTAGTACGCTAGCCAGTACTTTCCACCGTTTCGATTGTGCGTTCTTGTAGTGAGTTGCCTCGTCTATAATTATTAGGTCGAACCCGCCGTTAGCCACTTCGTCCTTTACAATCTCTACACCGTCATAGTTAATAATAACAAACTCAGCGTCGCCGTTAATTATCTCTTGGCGTTTCTTCTTAGCGCCGTGCGCTATCTCTACTGTACGGTGCATGGCAAAACTAAACAAATCAGCACGCCAAGCAGAGTCCATGATAGACAGAGGACAGATAATAAGTACGCGTTTTACTAACTTCTGCGTCATTAAAAAGTCAGCAGCCCAGATAGCAGATGCAGTTTTGCCGGTGCCTTGCTCGTTAAAGCAGAAAGATCGGCGGTTCATAGTCATAAAAGACGCGGTTGTTCTTTGGTGGTCAAAAGGTTTCCAACGCCCGGGCCAGTCGTACTTACCAAGAATAGGTGAGGGTACGTCGTGTACGTTTAAGTTCCTAAGTACTTGGGCTTCTTCCACACCCCACTTAACTAATACTTCGTTTTCACCCACTGTTTTGCTTGTCGGTATTGCCGTTGTGATTTTTGCAGGGTTGCGGACGCGCAGAAGCAAGCCCCTGTTATCAATAATTCTCATCATTCTCGCCTGTAGTTACTTCTTTTTCTTTTTGTAGTTTCTAGCTCGGTTCTTGCTACGGCTCTCTACAGTCACGCCGTCTTTGTTGCTGCCGCCTTTGCTAAGTGCTTTCTTATGGCTAACGTCTTTGCCTTCGCGCTTGTCGGCTTTGCCGTTGTTGTTAGCATCCTTACCTTCTTTATCCATCTTACGTCTAGCGCGTTGACGTTCCATTCGGGCTTCAAACTCAGGACTGCCGACGGGCTTGTTCTTTTGCTTCGGTCTATCTTTCGGGTTCTTGTAAGGCATGTCGTTACCTCTTACCGTTATGTGGGCATTCCAGTACCACGCACCATGCGCGGCAAAGCCCTGTTGGCCTTGCGTTCCAAGTATCTACTTCAAACGCTTTCTCTAGCTTGCCGTACTCACCAAGCCATTTTTTCCACAAGTCAGGCTCATTCTCAATAGTGTACGTCTCTTTGATAAACGCGTTACACACTACAAAAAGCAAGCCGCTCTTTACTACCTTTACTTCTGGGAAGTGCTTGAACGTAGCTAACGCCATCAACTCAAGCTGTCCCTTGTCCGCATACTTCGCAGACTTACCGGTCTTGTAATCGAATATCTTAGCTACACCGGCTTCTCTATCTAATATCGTAAGGTCAGAGACACCCCTAAACCATACGTCTTTATCAAAGAAACCGCAGGGTTCAAGGTTCTCGGTAAGCCCCATCTTGTACTCACAGAGCTTCTCGCCTTTCATGTTTTTAAGTTTGTCTAACGCAGATAACGCGTAATCAAATCTTGGGTCTAACTCTTCAACATCGCCTCTAACGTATAGTTCAGCAGCCTCATGGAACTCGTTACCGTACAGTATGGCTTCGGTGTTGAAGTCTTCTTTATAGTCTTTAAGTACCTTGGTGTGGTAGTACTTCTTAGGGCATTGGTCGAACGTCTTTATGCTACTAAATGACCATGTGGGTTTACCCATTCGGTGCATTCTCCATAATTTTTTCCAGTTTCCACGTCACCACGCACCGGAAGGCCCTGTGCCCAATCGGGGGTGTGTCGCATACATGAGTCAACATAGGCCGCAGCTTCGTCAACTTCGCTATCTGGAACACAGCATACCACAGAGTCATGGACAGTAAGAAGTATAGGGTACCTCTTTGAAATCATTAACATTTGATCCGACATAATACAGCGGGCGATGCCTTGGCATACGTTCTCTATAACCTTACCGCCATAGATATTTATCCACCCTCTACGGGTCTTGTACGAAAACTGAACCCCCATCTCACCTTCTTCGGCTTTGAGGTCACCGTAGCGCATGATGAGTCCCGACGGCAGACGTATACCATTAACTTCTGGTAGTGTTTTTAGTACGCCCTCTTTACCTATGCCGTAGCGTTCGCCTTGGTACATACCCATCAAAGCATTCTGCGCATCGCGCCACAACTGAGAGATAGAAGCATTGGCACTGCGGTACACCCGTATGATGCGCTTACATTCCTCTTCGTCTACCTCTACGCCCATACCTTTTAGCTGATCGCGGAACTTAGCGGCACCCATACCGTAGCCCGCACCTAGAATAGTAGTCTTACCGATGAAGCGTTGTGAGCTGTCTATCTCGTCTACCTTCTTGTTATAAATAGTAGCCGCCATCTTCTTGTATACATCTTCGCCTTTCTCGAACGCTCTAACTAGATCAACTTGTCCTGCTAACCAAGCTAGCACCCGGGCCTCTATCTGCGCAGAGTCAGCTTCGATCAAGGTGTGGCCTTCGGGGGCGCAAATACACGATTTCAATACCTTGCCGTTCGGGCCGCGTGATGGTAGGTTCTGTAGGTTTATCTTGTCGGAACCGCCCCACCTTCCTGTGTGCGCAGCGTAGTACCGAATCGGTACGGGCATTGTCCCGCGTATACCAATGTCGATGAACCGCTCGGTGCGGGTCTCTTCTAGCGTACTCTTCAAACCAATTCGTGCAGCTACTAGGGCTTGCACTCGCGCGTCCTCATGTTCCTGTAGGGCTTTGAATCCCTCGTCGCTCTTAGCAAAAGCAAAGGCTTCCTTACCCGTACGTAAACTTGTTTTCATTGGCGGGGTAACGCCCAGCGACTCAAGTGCCTTAGCGAACTTAGGGTTGGACATCAGCTCTTCTTTCTCAATGCCGCACTCTTCGAGTAGTTTTTCTTTTTGTTCTTGCAGCGTATCCAAGTGATCTTCTAACCTACCTACGTCCAACTCCAACTTAGGCTCGGTGAACATACGCAGTGTCATGTCGATTACTTTAAGTTCTTTCTTCGGGAATACTTTTAGGAATATCTCAAACAACTGATAGGTAAGCTCAACATCTTGTATGCAGTAGTCACCGTACCGTTCTAGTTCTTCTTCAGTAAAATCTGCGCGGTGCTTACCTAACGCGTTTAAGACTTCGTTACCTTTCTCGCCGATCTCATACATGTCAGCCAAGTACTTAAGCGAACCACCAACTTCCGTACCATGTAACGCGCGGCCCATACACAGCGTATCAAGCCATAGCTTAGGGTGAATATCAAACAGCCAACTAAGAATAGCCCCATCAAACATAGTGTTATGGGCAAGAACAGCAGAACCTTCCCAATCGTAATTAGCGTGTAAGTATTTTTTAACTGCATCGAATGGCCCACTTATCCAATCTGTTTCACCACTGTTAACTTTAACCGCAAGTCCTATGACCTCAAACTCGGGGCTTCGCACGTACTGCTCGGTTGTTAGCTTACTAAGAGAAAACGTCTTGTCGTAGTACGTCTCGAAGTCTACCGTTATTATATTCACTTTATATCAATCCCTTATCTTTTAGAATTTCATAGTTCGCTGCGTGCGCGTCTTCTATTTCTTGTTTGCTTTGCCCGTGGTACGGCACCGCTAAGTTCTCACTTACTAGTGCGGCATTTACTGAAGTCCTATCGCTTAACATGATGACCCCTAAGTACCGCCCGAACTTACCCTTCTCTCTGGTAGTTAGGGTGTATGTTCCTCCGACGTGCAGTGCGTCCTCGACAAACTTCTTTGCCACGAGTCCGGCAGCCTTTTCTTCTGCATCTCGTGTGCGGCACTCTGGAGTATCAATACCATAAAGACGTATGCGCTCGCCGCACTTCCAAGTATCAAAGCCAAGATCAATATCCACATCTACTGTATCTCCATCAACGACTCTTACGATCTTGCA